AAAAAACAAACATGAAAAACTTATTCAACAGTATTAAGTTAACAAAGCCACAAAAAAACAGCTTTGATTTATCCCATGATGTTAAGTTATCAACACAAATGGGCCAATTGACACCAATTCTTACATTGGAATGTGTACCAGGTGACAAGTTTAATTTAGGATGCGAAAGTTTAGTAAGATTTGCACCACTTATTGCACCAGTTATGCACAGAATGGATGTAAGTATGCATTATTTTTTTGTCCCTAATCGTATATTATGGTCAAATTGGGAAAAATTTATTACAGATGCAAATAGTGGTATCGTATCACCATATTTATTAAGTGATAGTTTTGAACCTAGATATCAAAATTTATATCCAACATCTTATAAAACATGTGATTATTTAGGAGTACCGCCACCATCTAATAATTCTACACAAACTCAGATTAGTGCAATACCTTTTGCTGCATATCAATGTATTTATAATGAATATTATAGGGACCAAAATTTACAGGCTCCAATAAATTATAAATTAAATGATGGTTCTAATTCTACATCTGCTGATAGAGTAAGAGAATTAACTAATTTAAGAAATAGAGCATGGGAACATGATTATTTTACATCATCTTTACCTTTTGCACAAAAAGGTGCAGCAGTAGATATTCCTATCGGATTAGTTGAAGGAGACCTTCCAGTATATTTAAATAGTTCATCTGGAACATCATTAAACGGAACACCTTCAAGTGTAAACGTAGCAGCTCAAGGAGGTCGTACCGACGTACCAGCAGATAGCTTATATGCTGACACATCTAATGCAGAAATTGAGCCTACAACAATTAACGATTTACGTCGTGCATTTAGACTACAAGAATGGCTTGAAAAGAACGCTCGCGGCGGTACCAGATATATAGAAAGTATACTAAGCCATTTTGGAGTAAGAAGTTCAGATGCTAGATTGCAACGTCCAGAGTATATTACTGGAGTAAAAACTCCTGTTGTTATTAGTGAAGTACTAAATACAACAGGAGAAGATGGTGGTTTACCACAAGGTAACATGGCTGGTCATGCTTTATCTATTAGTAGCGGTAAAAGTGGCTCTTATTTTTGTGAAGAGCACGGTTATATTATTGGCATAATGAGTGTAATGCCTAAAACCGCATACCAACAAGGAATTCCTAAGACATTCCTTAAAAATGACACATTAGATTATTACTTCCCTTCATTTGCAAATATTGGAGAACAACCAGTTCAAAAGCAAGAATTATTTGCATATACATCTAGTAAGGAAGATACATTTGGATATGTACCTAGATATTCAGAATATAAATTTATGCCATCACGTGTTGCTGGAGAATTTAGAACAACATTAGATTATTGGCATTTAGGTCGTATTTTTCAAAACGAACCAAATTTAAATAGTGCATTTATTGAGTGTAAACCAGAAGATACTACACGTATATTCGCAGTAGAAGATGGTACAGACCCATTATATTGTCATGTTTATAATAAAATTCAGGCAGTTAGACCAATGCCTAAATACGGAACACCAAGCTTCTAGTGTCAACACAATGTTTAAACCCTTTCCAGTTAAAAGAGGAAAATGGAGGTCATTATGTACCCTGTTCAAAGTGTTTAAATTGTAAAAGACGTAGAGCCAGTACTTGGTCAGTACGATTAGTTAAGGAGGGAGAGCGGAGTATATCCGCTCACTTCTTAACTTTAACCTACGACACTGAACACGTACCTATAACCAATAAGGGTTATATGACGTTAAAAAAGACAGATATTCAAAAGTTCTTTAAAAGATTACGGAAATGTCATGGAAAAAATCACAAATCTATAAAATATTACGCCGTTGGAGAATATGGCGGTCAGACATTAAGACCACATTACCATATAGTTATATTCAACGCTGATATTAATTATTTCGAACGTGCTTGGGCATTAGAAAACAAAAAAATTGGCGAAATACATGTAGGAACTATAACCGATGCTTCAATCGGTTATACTTTAAAATATATATCAAAAGCAGCCAAAATACCAATGCACCAGAACGATGATAGAAGCAAAGAATTTGCATTAATGAGCAAAGGACTTGGCTCAAATTATATAACCGAAAATATATTAAAATGGCACAAAGCAAACGTAGAAGAACGCGTATACGTACCTTTGTTAGATGGCAAAAAGGCTCCAATGGCGAGGTATTACAAGCTGAGGATATACGACGAATTCGAGAAGGAACGAATTTCTTATTACTTCCAGAAGAAAGCATCCGAAGCAAAAGATTTATTAGTAGAGGAACATGGCAACAATCTACAATTTTTTAACGAACAAAAAATTTTCGCTAGTATTCGAAAATTGAATAAAAAAGAACATTTAAAAATTTAAAAAATGATAAAAACATATCTTAATCGGGAAGAGCATACTCGCCGTTACGAAGTAAATAACGAACCAAGTGAAACAATACCAGACCAAAGCATGTCTATTCGCACATTGCTTGACCGTTATTCAAGGGGTTTACCAATATCTGGAGAAAGAACCCCTATATGGCAACAAGGCGATGAGTTTAATGACATGCCAGACCCAAGAACTCTTGATCTTGCAGAAAGGCAAGAATTTGCTGAATTATATCAGCAAGAATTAAAAAGTTTGAAAAAAACTTTGAAATCTGAAAAAAATCATTCAGATTTACAAAAATTATCAGACATTAGTTCTGAAGAACAAAACGGCGTTTTGAGTGAGTTGGATTAATCCAACTCGCGCAAAGCGCAAGACAAGCGTAGCGCGTCAGCAAAGCACTAATACTACTTGATATATTAGTGCTAGTTGACACCAAGTCAACGAAAACAAAAAAAAGGAGTATAAACCCCCACCCTAAGAAAAAGCAAAGGCGGTGGAAGCTAAAGGGAGCACAGGGAAGTAGCGAAGCGGATGACCCAAGGCGACCAAAAAGCGAAAACCGCCTTGCTTTCAGGGGTTTAGAAAAAAACGACTGAAAAGTTTATGGTAACAGAAACAAAAAAAACAAAAAACCAAAAACAAGCAGCAACGCTGGAACGACCGAAATCGTCGCGCAAACCAAAAAACATAACTAATTACAAACAGAGAGGCCTTTTAGGCCGTATCTATAAAACTCTTATTACATGCCATTACCCGCATTCTTAGCAACAGCAGGAAAAGCAATAGCTACTGCTTTTAAAGCTAAAAACATTGGAACAACAATAGCAGCTGCTAACGCTGGCGCTCAATTATTAACAAATAGAGCACAAAAAAAGAGCAATTTAGAAATGTATAATACACAAAGACAAGATGCTTTAGCAGATTGGAATAGACAAAATCAGTATAATAGTCCACAAGCACAAATGACAAGATTCAAAGAGGCTGGATTAAATCCACATCTTATTTATGGACAAATGACTACTGCACAACCCATAAAAACACCAGAAGCGAAAGCGCCTAATTATGTAGCACCACAAGCAAATCCAGATGATTTTAACATATTAGGAAGACAATATGCTTTAGAAACTCAACGTTTACAAGCAGAAAATATGAAATATCAGGGAGATTTAATAAAAGCTCAAATACTTAAAAACGAAAGTGAAACAAATTGGAAAAATATATATAGTAGTTTTTTCAAAGATACAGAACCATATAGAGCAGAAGGGTTAAACATAAGTAATTTATTAAAAGGAAGTCAATATAGACAATCAGAAGAAAGAATTACATCTATACAAAAAGAAAGGCAATTAATTGCCCCTAAAATACAAAATTTAATTGCGGGTACGCAATTATCTCAACAAAAAAAGGCTGAAAGCGCACAACAGATTATTAATATGATTACTGCAAATCAATTATTAGGACAAAAAGTACTTACACAACAACAAGAAAATGAATTTATGAAAAAAATTCAAGCTATGGGAATTGTAGGACAAACCGCAGCATCAATATTGCGTATATTTAAAGGCAAATAATTATTAACAATAAAAACTCTAAACAATGAAAAGACGTATGTCAAGAAAACGAAGAGGCGGATACAGAAAAGTAAGCCGTACTTATTACATTCAACGAGGTGGAACCCGTTTATAAACAATTAAAAACAAAAAACAAACATGAAAAACTTATTCAACAGTATTAAGTTAACAAAGCCACAAAAAAACAGCTTTGATTTATCCCATGATGTTAAGTTATCAACACAAATGGGCCAATTGACACCAATTCTTACATT